ACTTGACTTCTGTGTAGATTTGTTGTATATAGCGTCCCAATTAGCAGAAAACTTCTTCTGATCTGTCTTCCGTTGGGTACTTCCCTTGCCACCGTGTGTCTGTCCTTTCATCGCTTAACTGGCTTCTTCTTAGGCTTTGCTTTTTTCTTTGCAGGTGGACGACCTACTTTACTACCGTATGTACCTGTACCGTATGGCATAGTATTCTCCTGTTATTACCACTTAACTCTGTCAGCCCAATAAGCCGCTGACATCTTACCTTTGGCAATGTTCTTGCCGTGTCGTGCTTTAAAACTAGCGCGTTTCTTCTTCATTGCTTCGGACTCCCCCGCTTTAGGTTTTCCTGCGGTCTTTGCCCCCTGTTCTCCAAACCTAATCGTCTTGATTTTGTCACCTTCCCTTGCCACGACAACATGGCTTTTCTTTGGGTGACTAGGGGTACGCTTCGGTTGATTAAATTTATCAACTCCAGCCCTAGCTAGTCTTGGGTCTGGTTTTTTTGCTGGCATTCTTAGTCTCCATTTGTTTCTCAAGTTGTGCAATCTTCTTAAAAAGTTCCTCAAACTGTACATTTACCTGTTCAACGACATTCTCTAAGTCTTTATTGCTGACCATTAGGTATCATTCCTTGTGGTTGTGGCTGAGGAGCTGCTGGTCGAGGAGCCGGTGGTTGAGGAGTTGCTTCTGGAGAAACATTACTTTCTTTAACCGCTACTTCACGTTCCTTAAGTAATTGCTTAGAGATTTCAAGACGCTTTTGGAACTCTTTGTCATCAGCATCTCCAGCTTTAAGATTAGTAGTAACAGCTTTAATGCGGTCAATCTCCAGTTCCTGCGGTATAGCCTGCGCTTCAACTGTAATCTTTTGCGCTCTAGCTTGAGACTCTTGTGCTTGTCCATTGAGTGCAGCAGTCTGTGACTGTTGGAACTCCATCTGAGCTTGCTGTGCCATCTGTTGAGCCTGTTGTGCTTCTGGATTAGGCTGATTAGCCTGCTCAAGAGTAGCAATAAGCTCTTCACGGTTGGACAGGTTCATGTTGTCGATAATGGACATAACTAGCTTAGGATACATTGGCGTGTCTGGTGACATGGTTTGTAGCAACTGTACAAGCTGAGTCACTTCGTACTCACGAGCAATAATGCCTAGTGAGCTAGAGGTGTGGAACTTGTAGTCAGCTACTGGATACAGCTCAGGCTCAAACTGCATGTAACGGTAAGCAGCCTTCTGTACGAACGGTATAAGGAAAGAATCTTGGAAGTTGATCAGTGTACGCTTGTGACGCTTGATGATAGCACCCAGTGACATAGAAACACCAGCGGCTGTAGCGTCACCGTTGATAGAGCCAGAGATACCAGCACTGTCAATAGCGCCTGTGGCAGTCTGTACCATAGTCTGTAGTGACTGAGCCTGTGCAAAGGTAATCTGATTAACCTGACCAAAGTTAAAGGGCTGTAATATCTCTGAAGGGTTACCGTTGGTTAGAATGGTCTTTCCAGGTTGTATGCTGGGTTTAGCACCACGAGGCATGCGAGAAGCGTCCATAGCCATCATTGGGTGGATGGTTAGTGCTAGAGCATCGATTCTAGCGCGTAGTTCTGCGTCTAACGCCTTCTGACTGTTATACCCTTTCTCACATACTCCTCGACCCCAGAAGCGGCTAGGAACGACATCCCAAGGGAATGCTACGACAGGACGATCCTGCATCATGTACGGGTTCTTCTCAGCCTTTAGCAGAGTACCGCCATTGGCAATAACAACCATAGCTTCAGTGTAGTAGGTATCTTCTTCTTCTTCACCAAACTCTACAACTTCTTCGTCTTCTTCAGCATCTTCCATAGCTGCTTTTAGCAGGTGCGTAGGAACAAGGCCGTAGTATTTAGTCAGTCTAACCTTGTCTTCAGGGAAGGTAGTCAGTTCCTGATCAGGTTCTAAATCAAAGTCACTGGCAGCAACAGACAAAGGCTCGTCACGATATACACCTTTTTCCTGTAGTTGCTCAACCAAGTGGCTAGACACATACTCGTCTACTGCACAGCCCAGCGCAGTGTCAATGTCTGTAGCTACTGGGTCAATCAGGAAGTTCTGTGGCATAACAGGACGCAGCTTAACGCAAGTGCGGTCTTGTATGGTAACACCTACTGCTTGTAGCTCACCGCCCATCACAGGCTGTGTAGCAGGAGCCATCTCTTTTTCTTCTTCTATAACAACTTCTGCAATGCCTGTACCGAATACAGCAGCGTTAATTAGACACTCAGCTACGTTCTTACGTACTTTATTCTTTGCAAAGTCTTCTTCCAAGTAACTGCGTAAGGCTGCAATGTCAGCAGGGTTCTGATCACGTACATCGTCTTTGATGTCGAACCACTTACCACGACCAAAGGTAGCTTCCTCTAGCTCTGCTACAGATGACTCTACAGCCTGTTGTAGTGCAGGAGATATAATCTTAGAGCGTTCTGACTGACGAGTCTGGTCTTCTGATGACCACTGACCACGCCACAGTCGATAGTATTCGTCAAAGCGTTGTGAATAGTTAGCTTCGTAATGATCGCGCCAGCTATCGCACTTATCCATTACCCAGCCTTCAATGTCCTGCTCTAGCGTGAAGTTGTCGTTGCCTTCTAGTTCCATAATTAATAGCCTGCGTATTTGTCTAGGAATTCGTAGTCCTCTTCTTCATAGTCAAAAGCATACGAGACCTTAGCTAACTGGTCAATGTATGCAAGAGCATCTATCAAGTCATCGTGGACTAATTGGTTAGGGAACTGAAACAACTCGTCTAGGAACTGAGCATTCCACTTACCCTTGTTTAATACTAAGTTACCGTGTTCTAAACGGCCTTGTAGCGCCCACACGATCCTGTCTGTCTTCTTCTTGTTGCCGTGTGTTAGCTCTTCTATTCTAAAGAATCTCTGGTTCTTTTTCATTATGTCGTTTAGGTAGGGGTAGACAGCGTTCTTTAACGCACCCTTCTCAATACCTACTGCGACTGGTTGGTAGTCTCTGACTGCTTCAAAGATTCGTCTGGCAGTCTCTTCAACGCCCCAACGGCCATGTATGATATTAGCAACCCACCACCCGTCCACGCCCGCTTTAACCACAGCAATTGCCGTCTGGTCAAGTCGTTTGGTTTTAGTCGTGACTTTCTGTACATCTGCAAATCCTGCCAAATCGACAGCAATGTAATAATTACCATCAGTAGGTTCTTCCTCACTAAATCTAACATCTTCTTCTTTAAAGAGTTCACTGCCGTGCGCCTCGAAGGATGCCATAAACTCCTGACGGAATGAGAAGGCTGACATAGAGCCTTTAGCTGCTTCAATCTCTTCAGGATCAAGTAACGGGTTATCGTAGCTAGTAAAGTGATACCCCTTGAACGTAGGGTCTTCAGAGATACTAGCGTACTGGTATAGATCGTAGAAGTGGTTACGACCCATAGGTGTACCAATAAAGAGCGCATCACCCTTCTGATCCGCCAACGCAGGACGTAGGATTTGCTCCCACACCTCTGGCTTCATGTCTGCGTACTCGTCCATACACAGGAACTTCAAGCTAACACCACGCATGGTCTCTGGTCTATCAGCACCCTTTAGAGAGATGGTGCAGCCATTGATCAGCTTAATCTGTAGGTTGTTAACGTGTGCTGACGCTATAACGTCATGGCCTAGTTCCAGTAGCAACTGCCACATAATATCTCTAGCCTGACCCTGTGTAGGGGCAACGTAGAACACCTGACCTTTCTTTTCAGACAACGCACTGATGATCAGCCGCCAAGCAGCTAGTCTACTCTTTCCTGTACGTCTACCCGCAGCCACTACTTTAAAGCGTGTGTCGTCTTCCCAGACTTCTTGCTGCCAAGGTAATAGCGAGACATTAAGATCAGTCAAGCTAGTACGTCCACATTACAGGAGGCTCATTACCGTCAAGGTNGCGGATGTCAACATGCACAAAGCTACTAGCAACTCCAATTCCTGAAAAGCCCATCGAGATAGCCTCTTGAACAATCCTAAACCGTTGTGTACCGTCATTGACTTTAATATCTGCTGCGATGCCTTGGGCATGAGTTCCTGGTGTCTCCTTTTTTTTCGCTTCTATGGGGTGGTCTACTGATCTGTAGCCACTTGTAATAACGAAGGGGAAACCACATCTAGCACGTAACAAATCTAACTTCAGCAACAGCCTGTCACTAATCTCATTCTCGCCAGTGTACTGACAAGCAAACTCTTCCCTAGTAAAGTAATCTAAGTCTTGATTTATATCATACATCTGTATAGTCCCCTTCAATGGGTTCTTCGCCACCAGAGATCACTGTAGTCTCACCGCCAACACCTGTAATGGAGATGTTGATGGCACTCTTGCCTCCGCTGGCCTTATCCTTCTCAAAATAACTAACAGGCAACAACCTGTCCATGCAGAGCTTCCACGCTGCTGCTTGATTCTTGTGGTCATCATCTAACGCGGCATTGAGGATACTGTCTAACACCTTCCTACTCTTAGGCGATGCTAACATCCTAGCTTTATAGTCATTGATGATGGAAGCGTCACCTTTAGGTCTTCCTACGCCTCTACGACTGCCTTTAGTAACAGCCTTAACATCTGCCTTCTTAGGTCTTCCTATCTTTGCCACTGAGTTGCCTCTACTGAGATTCTAGTCTATAGAGACTGAGCAGAGTTGCTTTCTAACCCTTTAGGAATACCTGTAGGACAACTACTAGTAGTTAACCTTTCAGACCTCCTATAGGGCACTAAAGCGATATTAGAGCAACTCTTTTCAATCTATATAGTTATTATAGCATACTTTTTAGCAAATGTCAAGCTATTTCATAGGTTATTTATTGTTAATGTTCTCCCCTGTTCCTTTACAGGCGGATTCTCAGCCGTAACAGCGTCTCCGCAGTCGCCCGCTATAGCCCTTTGTTATCAACAACTTAGCCTTTATAGCTATATGTTATAACTGTGTTGCTTTTTAGTCTAATTTAGCCCTATTTTGTATCTGAGCGGGTACAGTAACAATCTCCGCAGCTACGCACCCTCCCCCGTCCCCTCTAGCATACCCACCTCAGTCTGTCAAGCCTGGAGTGTGACCAGTAGAGGCTTTATAGTCACCAGAGATTCTGTACAGGTAAGAGAGAGTGTGGTAGTAGGTACTGCTCAGGACTCTTACCACTGTGTCACCTCCCCGTCAATGCTTTGCAGGTTTATAGCTGTGACTCAATAGCCTGGTTCAGTCACGTTAATGTTTGACTCCCCAGTCTCTTTGTAGTATTCGCACGTGCGCGCGTTAATAGAAAGTAGCTATAAAATTAATTTAAAATAATATTGAACTTATTGAGAACCATGTACACTAAGTAGTGCTCAATTTGAGCAGCGCGGGAATAAAGCGCCAACCACCACTACAATTAGAGGCAATAAAATGGCAAATTACAACCCTAGAACGTGGACTAAAGATAGAATGTACGATGCACTATGGAGCGAAGGCGCGGAACATAATGCGCTATTTAAAGCTTTAAGTAGGCATATAGGTACGGATGAATTCCCGCCAACATATATAAACCATGATTACTTTTTTCTAGGCTTAGAAATAGCAGAGTATGATGCTAGGGAAGATTCTTATGACGGTGAGGAATATTTTGAAAGGATCGCGTGTTATTTCTTAAATTGCATTAATAAACACGTTTCAGATGATTATGGCGAAGGTCATGAGGATCACCAACGTTGG